TTTACTATATGCAGGTGAGATACCAACCTATGATGTTAGTATGATTAGACCTGCAGGTGCTAGACTAAAAACATTTGGTGGTAGAGCATCTGGACCTGCTCCTCTTGTTGATCTATTCAAATTTACTATTAATATGTTTAAAGAAGCAAAAGGTAGAAAGCTATCTAGCTATGATTGTCACAGTATTATGTGTAAGGTTGGTGAGATTGTAGTAGTAGGTGGTGTACGTAGATCAGCTATGATTAGTTTATCTAACTTATCTGATATTAGAATGCGTCATGCTAAGACTGGTCAATGGTGGGAGACTGCTCCACATATGGCATTGTCTAATAACTCTGTCGTTTATACAGATAAGCCTGACTCTGAAACATTTCTACGAGAGTGGACTTCATTAGTAGAATCTAAGTCAGGTGAAAGGGGTATCTTTAATAGAGTATCTGCTAGAAAACAAGCTGCTAAAAATGGTAGACGAGATACTAGTTTTGACTTTGGAACTAATCCATGTTCTGAAATAATACTAAGACCACATCAGTTCTGTAATCTTACTGAAGTAGTAGTAAAAGATTCTGATAAAGATGTAGACATTGAAAGAAAAATAAGACTGGCTACTATATTAGGTACTGCTCAATCTACACTAACAGACTTTCCTTATCTAAGAAAGACTTGGAGAACCAACACTGAAGAAGAAAGACTACTTGGTGTAAGTCTTACAGGTATTATGGATAATATACATACTAATTGTAACCTTGTTGATATGGATAAAAGACTTATAAAATATAAACAGGTAGCTATTAATACTAATAAAGAGTTTGCTAAACAATTTGGTATACAAGAGAGCACTGCTATTACATGTGTTAAACCTAGTGGCACAGTATCTCAGCTGTGTGATTCAGCAAGTGGTATTCATGCTAGACATTCAAGATATTATATACGTACTGTACGTGGTGATAACAAAGATCCACTAACAAATTTTATGGTAGATCAAGGTGTACCTAATGAGCCATGTGTAATGAAGCCTGATACTACTACAGTATTTAGCTTTCCAATGCAATCACCTAAAGGTTCAAAGTTAAGGAATGATTTATCTGCTATAGATCAATTAAATATATGGTTAGTATATCAAGAGCATTGGTGTGAACATAAACCTTCTATAACTGTTACTGTTAAAGAAGATGAGTGGTTAGATGTAGGTGCATTTGTATTCAAACATTTTGATAAGATGTCTGGTGTATCTTTTTTACCACACTCTGATCATGTATATCAACAAGCACCTTATCAAGAGTGTACAAAAGATGAGTATAATGATATGCTTTCTAGAATGAATACTAGAATTAATTGGAATAAATTAAGAGACTATGAGAAAGGTGATACTACATCTGGCAGTCAAACTATGGCTTGTAGTGGTGACTCATGCGAGGTTGTAGATATAGGAGTTTAATATGACAGTAATCTTTCCAACTGAAACTTGTGCTAAATGTGGTTACTATCTAGATGATGATTTAAAATGTTATGAATGTGAAATATGTAATGGAGAAAATATGAAAGACACAATTACCTTAACTACTGATACAACTTTTCATAGACACTATGATGATGTTAATAATCCTAAACATTATAATCGTGGTGGACTAGAATGTATTGAAGCTATTGAAGCTATGACAGAAAAAATGTCTGGAGATATAGCACCACATGCTGCAAATGTATTAAAGTATTTGTGGAGATGTGAATATAAAAATGGTGTGCAAGATATTGATAAAGCAATCTGGTATTTAAATAGACTAAGAGATAGGTGGGTACAAAGAGATGAAGTGGAAGAATCTGGAACAGGAAGCAAGGAATTTTCGTAGACTACGTATAGTTAAACCTACTAAAAAAGCAAAACCCTTAACAACTAGACGTTATCTTGCAGGACAAGCATTGTCAGGTCTAATTGCTAAGGGTAAAACAAATAAGATAGAAGTAGCTAAAGAAGCTTATGAGTGGGCAGATAGATTATTAGATGAAGAAGATTAATCAAAAAACTTTTCAACTCCATCATAATCACCATAGTTATCTAGAAGATGTTGCATAGTTTTTAACACTCTTAAAGCATCTGGTCTTTTAATAATGTCTTCTAGATTATCTTCCTCTAACCTCATTGTTCTCATTATAGCTTTAATTTTTTCTTTATCTTTACTTCCTAAAACTCTCATAATATTAATAGATTCTGGAACAGAAGCTTCCATTTGTTTAATAACATCTTGTTTAACTTTCTTTGCAATATCTACTAATATTTGTTTCTGAACATCAGGATAAAGATCAAAGTAATTTGGATTTTTTCTTAAAGCTTCATCAGCTCTTAGCTCAAAAAAAGGATAAGCTATTTGATTCATTTGATTACGTATACTATTAGTAGCATCTACCCTATAAATATCATACCACTTCATACCTGCAACATTAACCATTCTTTCCATTAAGTTAGGTTCTTCAACTACACGAACACCTAAAGCATTCTTACTAACATTTAAAGATTTTTCAGTACCTCTAAATGGATTTGCTTTTTCTGTTAAATCTTCTGACAAAGGTTTCATGCCAAACAAAGCAGGTAAATTATTAATATACTTCATTGCTTCACCTTGTAGGAATACACCTTCTTTTAGATTAGGATTCATATTTGCATCTGTAAACATACCTACAATTTGGTTTGGTGTATCAAAGGGTCTAGTAATACCTTGCATCACTCTACTTTTTGAAGACTGTATAAAATCTAAAAATGGTCCAACATCTCCCTCTATTAATTTATTAGCTGCATTTTTAAGAACTTTACCTGCCATATCTAAGTCTCTGAAAGCTTGTCCACCTGTTTGAACAGCTAACTCTGCCAAAAGATCTGATGGTATTCTTTTAAACTGAAAGTCACTAAAGTCATTACTTTCTCCTATAGCATGTGCAGTAATCTGAGACATTAATCTAATGGTAGATACAGGCCAGTCATATGTTTTATCTTCTATATCTCCCATATCTTGACCACCACCTATAGAATATGGACCTATATTTAATACTTCAGCATTTCTTTCTTGAGAGTAACTTAATCCCTGATCTATTCTATCTCTTGCAGCAAACACTCCTAATGAAATTAAACTCATTGATGCAGCAAATTTACCAAAGGCTTCTGATACTTCAGGGTCAGCAAAGTCTGCTTTCTTTCCTGTTAACTCTCTATAAGCAGCTCTAAAAGCATTAACACCTGTCATATCACCCATAGTAGCGATAGTAGTATTTAAAAAACTACCAAAAGGTATTATGTATCCTAATGCTGTAGTGTTTGTAATTTGTTCAAAAAATCTAGCTGCAGATCTCATACTATTTTTAGCAGGTAGTGTTGACCAGTTAACAGAAGCTGTCTCTCTCATAGTTCTATATGCAGATTTATCTAATAAATTTTGAAACTTCTTTGATGCCATCTCTACTGATACATCTACTTGAGAGAAGAATTGTTCCGGGGTCATTCCATAATCTCTCATTATGTATTGATTCATGTTAGTACCAAATGCCCAACGCTTAGTTAGATCATCTTGAAGTCTAACAAATGTTATAGTCTGCGCACCCTTTGTTGCAGCATCCATAACCTTACCAACACCATAGGTTATCATATCTCCTTTGTCTAAATTAAAATGCTCAAAGGATTCTCTTACACCACCATCACCTGCTATATCTCTAAATAGTTTAGCTTGAAGTTTAGGGTTCATCTCTAATATTAAATTAGCATACTCAATAGGTATATCAGGTGATATAACATCTACACCTCTACGTAAAGCACCAAACACACTACCATAAGCTTTATTATAAAGCTCTTCTGCTTTCTTAGGATCGTTTAATCCATATTTATAAAACTTACTTTGAGCTAAATTAATACCACCAGTAAAAAAATCAGCATAAGTATTTAAAGTAACTAGCCCTTTAAAACCCTTTAAGTTAGCACCAGTTGTTGACAAGTGAGATGTTAATAATCTTTTATAAACAGATAAACCAAACTGAAATCGTTTAGGATTATCTTCTTTAGCTGTATTCCCAGCTGCAATGTCTATAGCATCTCTAACATCAATCCCTGATTTTTGTAGTCTGCTTAATTCAGATGGTAGCCATAAACTTTCAGCTGCATCACCAATAGATAATACCCAACGAGAAGATAAACTAAGTGGAGTAACTTTAGAAGAGGGAATAATTTGAGATACAGGTTGTGTTGGATCATTATTTTTATAACGTATTTGACTAAAATCTAATGTATGTCCAGTCTCTGCTTCCCATTTAGCTACAATTTTTCTAATTTGTTTTGTGTCTAAGAACTCTCTCATTGCATTTGCATAGACACCAGTAATATTACCATACCTCTCTATCATAGAAGGATGTGGCACAAAACCTGCATCATTTAATGCTTCAAATAATCCTTTAGTCTTACCCTTACCATTCTTATCTCCCGGATTACCTAAAAATAAATATCTATAAAAAGCATTAATCTGTTCTTGAGGTGTTATTGTTTGACCTTTTATTCTTTTCTTCGATCTTTCTTTTAGTTTATCCCAAACTAAGAAGTCTTTACTATCTCCTTTAATTAAACCGAAAGTATCATCTAATGCATCTATAATAACATTAGTATTCATTCTTTCTTTCATTCTCTTCTTAGCTTCATCAAAACCAAGATTAAGTAAATCTGTATCAAACTTTTGATAACCTAAAAATGTATCTTTAAATACACTCTTTCTAAGTTCTTTTACACTAGCTCCCATACCTGTAAGTATTGGTATAGAAAGCATCTGCGCTCCTGCATTAATAGCAGTTTGAGCAGCACTATACTGATCTTGTACACCAACATCTATTAGTTGCATTTGAGATAGAGCATCTACACTACCACCAATAGTTGCATCTATAAAAGCAAAAGGTAAACTATTCTTAACAGCAGCACCAATCATTGCTTTAGCACTTGCTCTAGTTGCTCCCTCTTTAATAGCTTTTGTATAAGCCTCTTTCATGAGAGTTTTTGCAGCCACTGCTGAAGATTTAGTAGCACCAAAACCTAATAACTTTCCAAGTCCAAAACCTAGTATTGTTGAAGGATCATATACACCTGCTTTAGCATAATCCCAAGTAGCATCAGCCATTTCTGCCCAACTACCATCACCAGTAAATGCATTAGTCATCTGATCAAATAGTTTATAACCTGCACCAAGTTTAATTTTAGTATCATCATTAGCATTCATTGTGTAAGCTATCTCATTACCTACAGTAACTGTCTGACCTGCATTAAAAGATCTTTGATAGTTTTGCCATATCTCAAACAATCTTTCAGAGTCCATGTTAGCATAATCTCTACCATATATACCCCCAAAATCACCACCTGATAAACCAACCCCAACTCTTTTAGCTCTGGTAAATGTACTACCCGGTGTGTATCTTGCTGTTAAATTATTTTTAATAATATTGACAAATCTTTTATCATTAAGTATTTGTTCTTTAGTTAGTCTTTCGTTATTGTAATCACTAGCAAAGATCTTATCTAAATCTTCATAAGCTGTTTCATCTAATTCAACAGGCACAGAAACAGGTTGATCATCTTCTTCACCAGATATATTACCACCAATAACAGGTAATGAATAATTATTTGTTTCTGATGTTAGTTTATTCCAATCTACTTCCATTTAAAATCTCTTACTTTTAGAAAAAGGATACCCTAATTTAGTTCCATCCTGTCCAATTAGTTGTATGACCTGATCTTTATGCAAGATACCTCCATATAATAATCTATGTAAAAAACTTTGTTGAGGTAGAGGTACTTTTGATGGTTTGTATCCTTCCATTAATATAGCTTGTACATTATTTTCTTCACCCTCAAAGACAGGAACTTCTAATATTGTTCTAGCATCACTACCTGCTTCACCACCATAGAGTTCTGCATACTTTTTAATGTTAGGCTCATTCATTAAATTAGGCATTCTTTCTGCTTCTGAAAGCAGACCACTTATACCATATAATTGAAACAATCTTAAAGGATTACCTTTACCACCTATTTTGTTATCATCATAAAAATCTAAAGCATTTTGAAGTTGTTGTTGATAGGCTATAAGAAAATTCTGTTGTGCCTCTTCATTATCAGTTAATGTACGACCTCTCTGATTTTGATCCACAGGTTGTGCTATTAATCTAAATCTTTCAAGCTCATCACTTATTTTTCTGTCAGCATTTTGTGCATACATAAGTGTATATTGAACAGCTTCATCAACATAAGGTGATGCTTTATCAGGTCCAAGATCTTTTCTTAAAAAGTTATCACCTAGTATTACTTGACCTCTCTGCATACTTTGTGATTGTATTATACCTCTCATAACAGAGTCCATTTCTCTGCCAATATAAGCTTCAACTTTATCTATATCTATTTTACCACTTGGTGTTCCGGGTATAGCTGCAGAGTTCTCAACTATATTAGCTACAATACTATCTGGTGGTTCTACACCTAACTCTTCTGCATAATACTCAGCTTTCTCTTTAGTTGCTTCATATATTCTTTGAAATATAGTAGGATCTCCATTAGCTATTAGTCTAGCAGTAACACCATCACTTATATTATATTGTTTTCTAAGAAGTTGCAAGTATCCTTGCTCTGACATTTTAACATCTTGTTCCCCAAAAATATTAGTAGGATTTAAACTGTCTCTTTCTATTTCAGAAAAGTCTGCATCTGGACTAGATTTTCTATTGCCAAATAAATTAATACCTCTATTATCAATATTAGATTGACCAAGAACTTTACGTAAAATTGATGGACCACCCTTATTATATAAATCCATAATAGTTTTTTCTCGTTGATCTTGACGAGCTTCTACTTTATCTTGGTAGTTTCTTATGCCTACTGCTGTTAATTTCATCTTATGTCCTCGCCATTAATCCTTGGGGTTTTTCAACTGATGCCTCTCTTACAGGATCGTCTTTAAGCATACGTTCGTAATCAGGTGAATCAGTATCTATCATCTTACCTTTATATTCAGGTTTTGGAATATAGTTATCTCTAATTCTACCATCTGGTCCAAAGAAGTTCATGCCTTCTTGTTTACTTAATCCTGCTTCTTCATCATAATCAAAGTCTTCTTTTCTTTCAGATAAAAACTTTAAAGCTAATGCCTCATTTCTAGCATAAGATATTCTTTCATCTTGTTCTTTATCTTCAAAACCCTCATCATAGTTTATATCTAAAGAGTCTGCATAACCTTTTAAGTATTCATGTATAACAGGTGCTACTATTAAACTTATATCTATTGAATGCATACCTTCTATTACAGCATTACGAGTAATACCTTCTACTAATGTAGACAGATCCACACCCATTTCTAACATAAACATTGCTTGTTCCACTGCTTTAGGATTATCAAGTATATCTAAATGGTAATCTAAAGCTTTTACTGGATCATTTATTTCTGGGGGTCTCTCATATGGAGCACCTTTAGGTGTTGATGTTAGAGATTGACCCGGAACAGGTCTATTAAATTGCATTATAAATCCTCTCTATTAAAATAAAAATTAGCATCAGCAATTCTACTTTGCATCTTAGGTTCACCTGCAACTAGATATTGTCTTTCAAATAATTTAGTTAGCTGACTAATACTTAAATCTTGATTATTAAACTTCTCCATAAAATTCTCTGTAAATCCATGAGTTCTATTATTCTTTAATTCGTGTATTAAGAAAGCATAACTACCCTCATAAGTTTTAGGATCTAAACCATTCTTCTTAGTAAAGTCTAAAAATTCTTTTCTTCTTGTAGCTGTCCATTGGGCATCACCTAAACCTCTACCACCAATTTCTTTAAATTCAGTAAAACCTCTGGATTCATGATGAAGATTACCAACAATAGCACTAAGTTGTTTCTTAGTAAGATTAGGAAACTCACTCTTTAAATCTTTAAAATATCTATTAGCTCTTTCAGTATTATATTCATCAGACTCAGAAAATTCTTTTTCTAAATTTGGTCTAGTAGTAATAGGTTGATCCTTACCTGAAGAAGCTTTCATTTTTAAAAAGTTTTGTTCTTTAAGTCTTTTATTTTCTTTTCTAATAGCACTAAATCTTTCATAGATAGCAATATTAGTAGCTCCTATTTTAGCTATTTGTGCTTCAGCTACCTTTACATCAGGTCTACCACCTAAAGGTTTAGGTTTCTCAGGTGAAACAAAAGAACTACCCTCCATCTTTAGGTATTGATTATAAGCTTGTTCATACATACTAGACATATCTGTCCCCTTTATTATTAATAATAACGAAAGTAAAATAAGTAGACCTCTAAATAACATACTAGCTAAAGAAAGGCATACTTCCAATTAGACCTTTACCACCAAACAAATTACCTATTCCACCTTTACCAAAAAGTAAACCAAAGATGTTTTCTGTGAATGCATCATTCTCAGCTTTATCTAATTGCATTCTTACCTTTTCTAACTCTTTGTCTCCAAGAAGAAGACTCATAGTTCTTTCTTTAGCATTCTCTGCTCCGGTAAATGCCATGTTCATGATGTCTCTTTCTCTCTGCCAGATCTCATCAATAGATTTATTAGTTAAACCATTAACATCTTTTGCAAATTGAAAGTTACTTTGATTAGCAGAAGCAGTATTTATAGTAGTAGTGTCTTGTCTCCATTTAGCATTAGCTTGTGCTATCTGTGCATACATCTGTGAATTAAATTGTTCTCTTGCAGCTTGTAACTCTGAGTTAAATTTTTGTACAGCATTAGCTTCACCTGCATTAAACTGTGACATAGCATTAGATTGTGCAGAGTTAAACTGACTGATCTGAGACTTCATACTAGCAAAGAATTGTTCAGTTTGATTTTCACTTGATGCATTAAATTGTTCAGATGCATTAGATGCAGCAGTATCACTCAAGATAGTATTAGC